ATATTATTTTTTTAAAGAATAAATATTCTGCACTATCTTCCGGAAGAATTTACTACAAAATACTGCAATTGAGCCTAAAATATGCAATGAATTATCACTACACAAGCTATAATCCTGCTGCAGAAATCTTCTATCCCAGGCCACCCAGAGCCGAAATCAAGCCATTTTCAGAAGCAGAATATAAGTTGCTAATCACAGCGCCTGGTCCCGACTGGGTACGCAATGGTATTATTATTGCTTTTCGAACCGGAATGAGAAGAGGTGAAGTATATGCGCTTAAGTGGTCAGACATTAATTTGGAGCAGAGATACATTTCTGTGCAACGAGCAATTAGTAGCGCATGCTCGAAAACTATTCTTAAAACTACCAAAACACCTGCGGGTATGCGCAGGATAGATATTGATAGTAAATTGGTCGCATTTCTGACTGATTTAAGACAAAACAGCCCGAATGAAACCTTTGTATTTCCTGGAACAGCTAGGGAATATCGGGTCCCCTGGAATATATCCAAGGAGTTAAAAAAAATGTGCGAGAAAGTAGGAATACCTCCTAGAGATTTTCATGCTTTGCGTCATACGCATGCTTCTGTACTCCTTGCGCATGGCGTACATCCCAAAATAGTTCAGGAGCGCCTTGGACATAGTAGTTGTCAAATAACAATGGATACATATAGTCACATACTCCCAACAATACAGAACACAGCGGTAAATGTGATGGAAAACATATAGATTTTGCAGAATAAAGGGAGAATTGTTGCTTACATTAGCGTTTTTATACTAAAACAGTTTTGATACGAACATTTAACCAAATGCACCAATATAGTGTCTAATATTGCGTTATAGCGCAATAAAACCTAATCTTCTATTAAATGTTTAAGGCGCCCTGGATAATCAAGGCGCCTGTTTTTAACATTTCTCAAATAATGTGCATATTGGTACTTCGAGGGCATCTGCGATCATAAAAACTGTATCCAGCGATACCCCTACATCCATGTTTGACGCCTCTATGTTGCTAAGATGCGTCCGGCTGATACCTGCCTGCTCCGCAAGTTCCGCTTGGGTGTATCCTTTAATCTTTCGGTAATAGGCTATTGTAAGACCTAGTACCCTGTGCTTATCATTAAACAAACGTTTCATCAACTCCTTATTGTAAAATGCAAATTATATATGTGCAATTGTATCATATTATATGAAATATGTCGATTATCGTCGAGTCTTTTTGCTTTACATGTATTTTGTGGTTTTGTATAATCAAGCTATGGAGCTTTCTTCCATCAAATTCCAGTTTAATTAATTAACCAAATACCACCTGTCCATTTTCCTGCATGTATACTGACGGAGAAGGCTGTCTGTCTCCCGCTTTCAGATATCTGCAGTTCGCCGCTACAAGAGCCTCTGCCATGATCGGTACAACACTATTTCCAATACGTTTAACCCTCTCACTTATCGGATAGTTCTTCCAGTTGTAGTCCCGGCTGATTATATAATCTTTCGGGAACCCTTGCATTACCTTTAATTCTTCCGGGTTGAGCATCCGAAGGTATATATCCCTCAGGATGTACTTTTCTCCATTTATTTCTGTCACAACATTCACTAAGCCAAATCTATCCTTCGTGGTTATCGTCCCGAGTGGAGAAGAAAGCTCCTGTCCGCAACCCGTACCGTAATATTTAATCAAAAACGCTGAAACTAAACCAAAATGTCCCGGCGATGTTGTAATCGTATGAAGTGGTTCGTCGCACCCTTGTCCAATTCCTGTTTTATAAAATTTTGTTACAAATGCCGTGACCAAACCATATCTATTACTTGTGTCTATTGTTTTAATTGGTTCTGTCAGAAGCTGCCCCCTGGAATCTCCCTGTTTTGTCTCTCCATGATACTGAATCAGAAATGAGACAGCCTCTTTATTTCTGACAATATATGGCTCTGAATTGTTCACCACATATTTAACATACCCATTAGCAATCCTTTTCATCGTGGCATCCGCAAGTGGTTTCGGACGGTCAAATATAGACTTACCGAGGTCTGACCAATAAATGAAGTCTCCACATTGTTTCCATCTCTGCTTACCGTCACTACCCGTTTTACTATGCGTCGGCTCCGGCCAGATTATCGGTTTTCCACCCGCCGAAAAATTGCATACCAGCGTTTGCGAGTTGTCGGCGCTCCATAGTCTGCGGCTACCAGTTCTCGGCTATCGAAATCATACCCAAGGGATTTCATAGCGGAGATAAATTTCTGGTAATCCTCGCTCTTTCGCTCTGGAATGGGTTTTCCCTTCTCGTCCAGCGGTCCCCACTGCTGTATTTCTTCCACATTCTCCATTATTATCACATCCGGGAGTATTTTCCTGGCGTGCTTATACACTGCCCAGGGCAATATCCGCAATCCATGTTTTCGTGGCTGCCCGCCTTTGGCTTTACTGTGGCTGGTGCAATCTGGCGAGGCCCACATGAGAGCCACATGCCTACCAGCTACATATTTCTGTAGATCCACTTTAAAAATATCCTCTGTCAGGTGGATCGTCCCTGGATGATTTGTCTTGTGCATCCTTATAGCCTGTTCATCGTGGTTAATGGCGATAGCCACGGTACGCCCCAAGGCCATTTCTATTCCTACGCTGGCCCCGCCTCCACCGGCGAAGCAATCAATAATTATATCGTCTTTCATCTTCAAAAGGAGCCGCTGCAGCTTTTATCCGGATAGCTCCGCCTCCTTTCTTTTATTCAGTTAAACTAATTCCAGTTTAATGGAATATACTCATAGTATTTGAAAAAATGTTCCTTGTCATTTGGTGTCACATGGAATGCCCAACATGGGCAACTCCGTTTATGTTCTTTATATTCCAGCCACCATCCAACACAGCATTCACCATCTTCATTTCTGCCCGCCCTATGTCTTGCATATCCATTGCCAATAGCTAAATACACCTGGTTTTGTTTTCCGCTATATTCAAGCTCTCTTTTTGCAATTTCTATCGCCTGTTCCTTAGAGTATTTCTCTTTGCTGACCGCCAGATTGTCATATCCCCCATAAAATATATCAAAATCAAACTTGCTCATCTTCCACCTGCTTTCATATGCATAATCTTAACATTCCATAACACGGATGTTTCTCTAAATAATATTTCCCTCTCTACCGGAACGAAAACCGGTTTTCAACTGTTTTTGCACATTTTAGAGTGTATCTATTGTATCTCCACTGTCCAAATTTAACCATTCCATCCACGCTTCAACTGTGTCTGGATATTTATCTGGTTGCTGCTTAATCCTATGCAACAAATGTGCCATCCTTACCTTATCCAAACTTCTAATGGCCTGTGATTTATTATTCATTCTACCAAACTCATCCTTCATATTCTCACCTCAAATCTTAAGTCTCTGGTCTATACGGTTCCGGTAGCGGCATCCAGGCAGTGACTTTTTCATCCCATCTATAAGTTCTCCATTTGCTGCCAGACCAATTAGCTATTGTAACAATTCCATCCCAGGTTGTTGTCAGTACTGGATATTTTGTTTTCGGCAACCGCTCCTCCACCGGAATCCAGCCGGTCAGCATCTTGCCGTCCATGATTTCTTCCGGAGTCAGGCCGGTAGCTTCATATTCTCTTAATCTTTTATAATATATTTGTTTTTCAGAGTCTCCAAACAGTATGGTGCCTTGTGTTAATCTCTCCATAATATTCCTTTCCCGGCTTGAGCCGTAAACTCATAAGTTGCCGAAGTAAGAGCAGATTTATCGGTATACCTTATATACTGTCCTGTTTTGAATTCTTTACACTGTCCTATATAAAGCTTTCCACTGTGCCTTGCTTAGTTTTCTTTTATAGCATAGATATTTCATACTACGTACCTTATATTCTTTTAGTTCATCTGCGGCCTGCTTTCCCTTTCCCCCTAATGCGGTATACATTTCCAGCGTCGGGGATACAATCCCTAATTCTCTGTTAATTCTGTTGCTGCATATGCAGCGCGGAGGCTTTGGCCAGTGTTTTATCATATACTCTGTATAAAATGGTTTTTTATTTTTTCTCATAAATACTTTTCTCTTTTATAATCCAAATTTATTAGTATCTCGCAAGGAGCCCTATGAAAAAAATATCTAAAACTCCAACTATATTTTTTGATTCATTTGAGGCAGCACTGCTGTATGAGGAATTCTTGCAAATTCCAAACAACCCCTTCGGATTTTCAATCCCCCCAGACTTTATTGTCAGCTCACATTTTATGATCACAATGATCAAAACCGCTTATGCAGTAAAAGGATGGGATTATATTGATGATTGCTAGTCAAAAGGTAGCTCTTCCTGATCGTTGTCAATTTTCATAAAACCAGAATCTTCTTCAGCATCTATTTCGCACGCAAATGCTTCAAGGCTTAAATTTTCATTTAGTTTTTTCAAATCCAGAACATAACACCTCTGGCGTATGTTAACATCATTACTATTATTGTCGCGCTCTTTAAAGTTTCTTAACCCATAGTCCAACCAGTATGTTTCCCGACGTAACTGCCTGGTGAATTGCCGTATCCCAAGGACCTCAACATCGGATACATTAAATTCGCGTATATATTTGGTAAACTCATCATATATAAGATTCAAGCGCAAGCACAGCTCCCCAGTTGATTCATTGATTGTGTAGTCATAATCCTTGCGGATCCGATTTTTCAGTGCCATTACATCAAATGTCTGGATGATTAAATCAACCGCGCTATTTACCTTGCTGCTGCCATCCAGGGAGTTGTAAGTATTATTAATAATGGATTCTTGTACCAACTTATCTGAAATTCCAGCCTCTTCCCAGAAATCCAATCCAAAAGATTCATACAGCTCTTTTATAAGCAAAATTCCCAGATATACATTAGATATTCCAAGGATTGTCCTGGTTTCAAAATCCATCCTCTCAAACACTCGACTTTTCTGTATTAACCCGTCCACCGCATCATCCGGCATATTCATCACCAGCATGAGCAAGGCTTTACCCAGCCCGTTTAGCCTCAGCTCATGCTTGGAGAGATTTCGGTATGATTTAGTATGTTCAGTTGTCCGGTCACTCTTCGCAAACTGCACGTCGATGATGCGTTCTTTAATAGCGGTCTCGTCAAAAGAAGATTCCCCCACCAAACATATAGGGCTCCTCCGCAGGTAATTTACTACGGATTGGTCAGCCCGTCCACGTTGACTGGTCTGGTAATCATAGGTGCTACGTAGCGTACCGGATATCAAATCCAACTCGATTTTGCTGAGTTTGTGGGGCTTGTACTCCTCAAAAATGACCGGAAGGAGATTGGTGCTGCTGGTGGATTTCAGAGTGGAAAACTTTGTAATGCCGCTACAACCAATTCCGCTGCCTTGTAGCCCAAATATAGGCTGGATGATTTTCTCCAATGTCTCAGATTTTCCGGATCCAGCCCCACCAGCAATAACCAAGTGAGAAAGCTTTATTTTTCTCTGGCGGAGCCGCTCCTTCAAGAAGCAGGCCCCCACCCATCCAAGGATATTAACTGTGCGCTCAAAGGTGTTAAATCGGAATAAATCCCCTGATATTTCTTGTAGCTCTGATTTTTTAATCATGGCTGATTCGGATATCCCTGAACGTAACGCCTCGTTGTCCTCCAAAATCGACACCACGCTATCAATAGGCTTGCCCTTTCGGTCTATGGCCCCGTCCGTCCCAACGTACACCCATTCTCCATCCATCTGATACAGTCCAACATAGTTAATACCCAAACAATGGTTGTAATCCCGGTATTTATTGGTCATGTACTTCTGGATATTTGCAAGGTCATCCTCTGTCCCGGAGAACACCATGTCGATTCCACCAATTTTTTTGATGGCTTTCTTAAACGCCTGTGCTCCAGCGAACACAGAACTGTCGAGTTGACTTTCAAAAACCTGTCCGCTTGCCATAGTGAACTCAATGTCCATTAAATAGGCATTGTCACTCTGAATACCATTTACCGGACGCATGACAAAATTGGTGATTTCCTTTGGAGATTTCTCACCCCTGGCAGCCACATATGTATTTCCTGATTCCCATATCGGATTTCCGACGGTTTTTATCTCGCGACCAGCGGAATCCCTGAGATTCTCTTCATTATTTGTTTTTTCTGCCGACCCCCTTGGGTTTCCATTGGTCCTTTTCCTACTCATTTATGCACCTGCTTGCTGTTTTTTGTTTACGTCCAAATCTGCTACGATTGCCAGAATCATGTCCTTGCACTCCTCGAAATTATACTTAGAAAAAAGCACATGGGATTCATTGCAGATTTTTTCATAGTCCTCATCCGTTTTTACTTTCCCCAAATATTCGTGATGGAAACGCCACAAATCGGCATAATATTTTGAAACGCTTCCAGAATCCAGCCCCGCCCTTCCCCTCCATAGCCATTTTCGCAGCGCCTCACACATGTTGTAGCAGAAACAGGAGTTGTGTTTGGAATTGATTAAGTTAAGCCTCTGGATAAAAGCTTCTCTCTCGTTGTAAAAAGCTATGACCCCGTAAAATTCTTTGTGAAGTCTCAATAAATCCACATAGACTGCATATATTTTTTTCTCATCCATGCCGCATCATTCCCTTCTGCCCATATATTTCCTCATACAGTTCCTCCCATTGCCACTGTAGCACCGGGAGCTGATTACAAAGCCAGCAAAATAGACCCTCAAAAGGCTCAACTACCTGTTTTAAATTCTCGTAAAACTGTATTTTCTCTGCCAGCGCCGACAATGCTTTGAGATACATAGTGTCAAGCTCTGCATTTAGCTCCCTCATCCGATGTTGGTGGGCTATTTTCGATTTTTCTTCCGGTGATAACTCCTGTTCCTCTGTAATCCTGATTCCAAATGCAGCCGCCACATATTTCACGGCGGCCTCAAAATCCAGATTACAGTAATCCATAACAAAATTAAAAATTGTCCCCCCTGCACCACAGGCCCAGCAGTAATATCCATCATGGTCAAGATAGCCGCTATGTACTTTTAAGCTAGGGCGCTTATCCTCATGGAAAGGGCAAAGCGCCTGCCCCGCCCTATTGACGTGGATGCCAAAATGCTCCGCCAGCATCCGCATATTCACTTCAGACTTCACCAATTCAATATCTTCATCACGTAGCATCAGCTTCCCTCTCTTTCTTTTTTCTGGCCCTGTATTCTCTTTGTTTCTGCCTATAATATTCTGGGTTCTCCGCCCAGCGCTTTCTCTTTGCGGCGGCTATTCTGTCCTTATTATCATGCGCCCATTTTCTTCCTCTGTCTTTCTGTTCCTCGTGGTGATCATAATACCATTTAAGGCTATAGACACGGATTTCTTCTCTGTGCTTTTCCGCATACCGATTTGCTCTGGCACGAGCTTTCAATATGCTTTGAGCAACTGGATGGTTTAAATCGTCAATAGTAGTATCTTGGTAATCTTGTATTTCCATCCCGTCCCACATACAGTCCGGATAGGGACAGGAAAAACAATCAGGATGACAACAATTATCAGGTCTTCGCAAACAGATCACTCCTATAAGGAACATGATACTTGGGCTTATTTACTGCCTTATCATCTATGTAAACATCCGCTGCAATCTTCCGACAGTCATGCCCCCAAAACTCAATCAGCTCTGGCAAATTCTCGTTGATTGCATCAAATCCCAGTCCGAAATCCGCACACCAATCAACTGCCTCCTGCAGGCGTCTTCCTTCACGGCAGGTATTTAAGATGATTTTATTTCCCTGTTCCCTGCGCTTAATCAAATGGGAAATTAGGACTATATTTGGTGCACCGATACCGGGATATACGCTTTCGCAGAGCGTACCGTCAAAATCCACGGCATATACTGTATAGTTTCTCCTCATATTAGTTGCCTCCCAGTAACTCTATAATCCGCTGCCCGGTATGCCGCTTATCACAAAATTCCCAGATAATACCATAGTCTTCCGACATGGTGCGCATAGTTTTGGCAAGCTGTGGGCCAGGCGTAGGAGGTTTCTGGCCTCCTGCCCGGACAAATTCAGCGATTTCAGCCTCGACATCCCCTTTGGTGGGTATTCCATGCTTTTTGCAATACTGCCAGCGCCGAGGATTCACCCAATTTTCTACATCTGAAAGAGATTTTATTTTCAGACCATCTTCCACCAGGATAATGAGTTTTATTCCCAGTTCCTGTGCTTTCACTGCCTCCCGGCGAAACCGCTCATGCTGCTGGGTGAGGTTACCGCAGACTTCTGTGAGATTCTGCTTGCGGTCAACAATCAGGCGGGGATTGTCGTAGTTCATATAATCTCCCACCAACAATTTCGAAACTGGATGCTGTATTCCTTGCCGGTCAAATTCCGCCTCAATTTTCTTAATTGCCCGCGCCTTTTCTCGGCTGTCAATTTGTATCACCATTGCCATCATCACCTACCCTATGTTTAAATTCCCGGTCACTCTCCAGGTATTCCTCCTGTTTCCTTTGCTCGCTTAATAGCCATTTAAGGCTTTTTAAAACCTGCTTGTTTCGTTCCTGTCCCGCAAATTCATGGATTTTCTGGAAAAGTTTGGCTCGGTCTTTATGTTTTCGGCGAATTTCCCTTTCCTTATGAAGTGCCGTTGCTAATTTGCAGCGCTCATCATAGTCATTTGCTGTTTCAAAATCATGAATCCAAGTGATTGTCTTGCTATCATAGCCTTTTGCAATGCTTATATTTGTCTCATATTCTTCATGACTTTTCGCAATGAGGTTTATAAAGTCTTCAATGATTTCCGAAGGCTTGCATTCAGATTGTTTTGTCATACTGTCACCGCCTTATCAATTGAAAGGAAGATCTTCATCAATGTCGTCAGGTAAATTCACAAACCCATCCGCTCCAGGAACTGGCGTGCTTTGTTGTGCCGTACCATGTCCTTCATTCGATGCCTTACTCTCCGCAAATTCCTGCTCTTCAACTACAACCTCTGTGGTATAGACCTTCTGCCCCTCCTTATTGGTGTAGCTTCCAGTTTGGATTCGACCACATACAGTCATTTTGGTTCCCTGCCTCAAATACTTCTCTGTAAATTCGGCCGCTTTACCAAAGCACAGACAACTTATAAAATCTGCGGTAGCCTCTCCATCTCTCCTGAAGCGGCGGTCAACCGCCAGAGTATATCTTGCTATGGCAATGGGGTTATCGCCTTGGGAGTATCTCACATCCGGATCTCTGGTGAGGCGTCCCATCAAAACCACTTTATTCATTGGTAGCCTCCTTTCCGGCTATATGTAATGCATTAAAAATCTCATGAAATCTTTTTATTTGCTCTTCATGATATCTATCATGTCTGCATTTCTCATCAGAGTAGTAATCCATGAGTATATCAATAGCCTTTTTCTTATCGTCTTCCAGTAGATGCACCCTCTTACGGCAGTCAACCGCCCCAATATCATCCTTGGCAATTCTTTTGCGCCAGTCACATCCAGTTATTGTGTAGGACTTTGGCTTTTCCTCTACATCCAGAATTTCTTTCTGAAGCTTTCCTGCGTCTATGTAAAACCTATATAATTTCATTGTTGTACCTCCTACAATTCCCGGCTGCCCTCAAAGGACAGCCGATACATTTATATTTATGAAATCACCGTGAACCTCGGAAGCTCGGCCAATTCAATCTCCAGATGCTCCTTAATGTTTTTCATTGCCTCGCGTTTCCAGGCTCCGCCATCAGCTTCGAACAGCGCACAATATACACTCATGCTGTCATCTTTCATGCGGAATACAAATTCAGATTCCGGCTGCTTTACCTCTGTAAATGTGCGATAAGGACGAAGTTTTACGGGATTAGGAACTAGCCTTTCTTCTTTGCTTGCGACACCCTTTTTCACTATTGCTGACTGTGACACACCATCATCACCGTACTTGGCAACTGTACCGCTCTCCACCGTACCGGCAAATTTCAAAATAGCTTCAGCTCCATCATTCTGAATAAATTTGGAACGCACACCAATCAAGAACGCCTCGGAATCAATAAATTTCCCATAAGCGAACTCCGGAATATCTGCCTTGACTGCCACCAAACACTCACGTTTCCGGTCAAAATCCAACTGTGAAATTAATCTGACTTCAGTTGGAGAAACCACCTGCACCAGCATACTGTCCGCCATATCATCTACACCAGCTTTTATGTACTCAATCAGTCCTGACAGAGTCGTCATCTCGATAGCATCTGCCCGAAGTTCCTCGTCAATTCTTCTCAGGTTCACGTCTGTGTAACGGCTGTCTCCGCTCTCAATAATCTTTGGCTGCTGTAATCCTACGATGTACTGTAATGCTTCTTTAATCATGGTTTATACCTCTGCTTTCTTAATAATTAATAAT